TACGACGATCCTAAGTTGAAGATGATGGGTATTGAGGCAGTTAAATCTTCTACTCCTGCTCCCTGCCGTCAGATGATTAAGGACGGACTTAAGTTGATGATGAACGGAACCGAAGAAGATGTTATTGACTTCATTGATGAGTGTAGGAAAAAGTTTAGAACACTTCCTCCAGAAGAGATTGCATTTCCCAGAACCGCATCAGATGTTCGTAAGTATCATTCTTCTGCCGACATCTATGTAAAGGGTACACCCATTCATATTCGTGGAGCACTTCTCTTTAATCATTACATAAAGGAGAAAAAACTCAATAACAAGTATTCTCTTATTGGTAATGGTGAAAAGATTAAGTTCTTATATTTGAAGAAACCAAACATTATTCAGGAGAATATTATCTCCTTCATTCAGGACTTTCCAAAAGAGTTGGGACTTGACAAGTACATAGACTATGAACTACAATTTGAGAAAAGTTTTGTAGAACCTCTCAAATCCATTCTTGACTCGATTGGATGGAATGTAGAAAAAACTGTAAACCTTGAACTATTTTTTGGATGATGGATCTTCCTATTGATGATAACGAGCTTGCCACTATCGTGAAGGCAATGTCTCTTGGAGGTGATACTGCTTTGTATCAAAAACTCAAACTTGTAAAAGAACTGCGCGAGCAGGACTTACCTTATAAAAAAATTCTTCGTGAACAATACGGGATGGTGGCTTGATGGACTTTTTAAAAGATATTGTAAAAGAAATCGGTGATGATTTCACTAAACTTGCAGCAGACATTGACGAGACTGAAACTTATGTGGACACAGGTTCGTACATTTTTAATGCACTGGTTTCAGGTAGCATATTTGGTGGTGTATCTGGGAATAAGATTACTGCTATTGCTGGAGAGTCTTCTACTGGAAAGACTTTCTTCTCTCTCGCTGTGGTCAAGAATTTTCTTGATTCCAATCCTGATGGTTACTGCCTCTATTTTGACACTGAGGCTGCTATTAACAAGTCACTTCTAGAGTCTCGTGGCATTGATCTGACTCGTTTGGTAGTCGTCAATGTTGTCACCATTGAAGATTTTCGTGGTAAAGCGTTAAAGGCTGTTGACCTATACTTAAAAAAACCTGAAGCCGAACGCAAACCCTGCATGTTTGTGTTAGACTCTCTAGGTATGCTTTCCACTGAGAAGGAGATCACCGACGCACTCAACGACAAACAAGTTCGTGACATGACCAAATCTCAATTGGTCAAAGGTGCATTTCGTATGATCACTCTCAAGTTGGGTCAAGCGAACATCCCCATGATCGTTACCAATCACACTTATGATGTCATCGGAGCTTATGTACCAACTAAGGAAATGGGAGGAGGTAGTGGACTCAAGTACGCTGCTTCTACAATCATTCATCTCTCAAAGAAAAAAGAGAAAGATGGAACAGAAATCGTTGGAAACATTATCAAAGCTAAGACTGCTAAATCTCGTCTAAGTAAGGAGAACAAAGATGTGGAAGTGCGTCTCTATTACGATGAGCGTGGCCTTGATCGTTATTATGGTCTTCTTGAACTCGGTGAGATTGGCGGTCTCTGGAAAAACGTCGCTGGACGTTACGAAATTGATGGAAAGAAAATCTACGGAAAACAAATCCTCGCAAATCCCGAGGAATATTTCACTCCAGAAGTAATGCAGGCCTTAGATGAGATTGCACAGAAAGAGTTTTGTTATGGATGATTTCATCAAGGTCTATGAAAATGTCCTTGATGAAAAAACATGTGAAATTTTGATTCACATGTTTGATGTTAGTGGGTACAAAGAAATTGTTAATAACAAAGGTACTCCTAACTTCACACAACTGAATATCAATCAGAAACACCCAGAGAGTGTTCAACAACTTTCTTTGGTTACAAAGAACGTATTGGATCTTTACAAAAAAGAGTTCTCGGATTACACTAGATGGTATCCCCAGAGACTCTTTTTGGAAGAGTTTCGTATCAAGAAATATCATTCCAGAAGTCATGATCGTTTTGACATTCATGTTGATGTTGAAGATCATGCATCTGCAAGAAGGTACTTGGCTTTCTTGTATTATCTGAATGATGACTTTACTGGTGGGGAAACTGAATTTCCTCACCACAATAAAAAGATTGTTCCCAAAAGAGGATCAGTCATGGTGTTTCCTCCGACGTGGCAGTATCCTCATGCAGGATTACGTGTTAATAAAGGAGTCAAGTATATTATGTCCACTTATTGTCACTATTACTAATGGAAAGGGTTGAAACTACTATTCTCAGGAGTCTCGCATTTAATGAAGAATACTCTAGAAAGGTTCTACCTTTTATTAGAACTGAATACTTTACTGACTACACTGAGAAAGTAGTTTTTGAGGAAATCTGTAAGTTTATCTTTAATTACAACAAACTTCCCACACAGGAAATTCTCCGTGTGGAAGTAGATAACCGTACCGATCTAAATGAGAATAGTTATAAGGAAGTAACTGAGTATGTTTCTAAACTAGATGATTCTGCTCTAGATACTCAGTGGTTAACCGATACTACTGAGAAGTGGTGTCGTGACAAAGCCATTTACCTTGCATTGATGGAGTCTATCTCTATCGTTGATGGTAATGATCAGAAGAAGACTAAGGATGCGATTCCATCCATCCTTTCAGATGCACTTGCAGTTAGTTTTGATTCCAACGTAGGTCACGATTATCTTCATGACTATGAAGAACGATACAACTTCTACCATCAACGTGAGGAAAAGATTCCTTTCGACCTGGAATTCTTCAACAAGATTACAAAGGGCGGACTTCCTAATAAAACTCTCAACATTGCTCTTGCAGGCACTGGTGTTGGTAAGTCTCTATTCATGTGTCATGTTGCTTCTGGTTGTTTGTTACAGGGTAAGAATGTCTTGTACATTACGATGGAGATGGCTGAAGAAAGAATTGCGGAACGTATTGACGCAAATCTTTTGAATGTGAATATCCAAGAGATTCAGAGTCTTCCCAAGAATATGTTTGAAACAAAAGTTACCAATCTTTCGAAGAAGACTCAGGGATCTCTTATAATTAAAGAGTACCCTACTGCGAGTGCTCATAGTGGACACTTTAAGTCACTTCTTAACGAACTTGCACTTAAGAAATCATTTAAACCTGATATTATTTTCATTGATTACCTTAATATATGTGCTTCCTCACGGTATCGCGGTAACCTTTCTGTCAATTCATACAGCTATATTAAAGCGATTGCAGAGGAGTTACGAGGGTTGGCTGTTGAAGCAAACGTCCCTATCGTATCTGCCACGCAGACCACTCGCTCTGGTTATGGTAGCAGTGATGTTGACCTTACTGACACTAGTGAATCCTTTGGCCTCCCTGCTACTGCTGATCTTATGTTTGCCCTTATTAGCACCGAAGAGTTGGAACAGTTAGGTCAAATCATGGTGAAACAACTTAAGAATCGTTACAATGATCTATCAGTAAATAAGAGATTTGTCCTTGGGATTGATCGTGCAAAGATGCGATTGTATGATTGCGAACAGTCTGCACAAGGAGACATACTTGACTCTGGACAAGAAGAGGAGTATACTTATGAAGAAAAGAAAACCGGCCCTAAAAAATCGTTTGAAGGATTCAAGTTCTGATGTTTCGAAAAAATACTCTTACTTTTTATGCTAGCGAAATATATGAAGGAAATTTAGAACCAATTATTCCTGCATATAAACAATTTCCAGAATGGTATGGTAAGAGTAAAGGAACCTCTAAGTGCCCATTTAAATTATTCTTTGAAGATAAAAAAGAAGACATACAAGTTCCCCAAGGAGAAGTAAATCTAAACGAACTTATTAATCAATTTCATTCTTCAGAAAATAAAAAAATAAATCAAAGTAATAGAATTTTTACAAATCCACTCTCTTTGACAAGAGATACCACAATTGTAAATTGTCCAGGAGTTACAGATTTTTTAAAGACAGGATATATTCTCCCATGTTGGTCCGATATTTCTTTTAGATATTTTAACGATAAAATAATCTTTAATTCGGCTGATAATTTTCCAGATATACATCATGGAGTTCATGTTAATGAACAATATTCTGGAATGGATGAGGATCAAAACCCTCTTATGGGAGGATTTCATAAGGTATCTACCCCGTGGTTTATTAAAACAAGTCCCGGAGTATCAGTGTTGATAACAGATCCTTTTTGGGATAGAAATAAAATTTTTACTAGTGTATCTGCTGTTGTTCATCCAGATAAGACCCCTATTCAATTGAAGTGGTTCTTTGAATTTAATAAAAATATTCCGGATAGTCCAAATTTCCAGAATATGGATGAACAAATTATTAAAAGGAAAACTCCTTTAATTCTTCTTATTCCTTTCAAGAGAGAAAAGTTTACTCACAACTTTGAATATCTCTCAACTAATGAGATGAGTAAGTTTTATAGAAATCTAACTAGTCAAACTGTTTCCTGGATTTCGGAAACGGTGTATAATAAGGCTAGAAAACAAATTGGTAACCTTTACAAATGACAAAAATTATGACCAAAACGGTTGACTTTCAAAAATATTCTGAGTTTGTTAATGCAGTCACTTCTGAGGCATCTACAGATTTCCTCGCTCTTTCAGATCGTCTTGTTGCACTTGATGAAAAAGGTGCCAATATTGAACGCCTTCTGACTGCAGGTGTCGGTATCAATGCAGAAGGTGGTGAGTTCCTTGAGATCATTAAAAAGATGATTTTCCAAGGTAAGCCCTTTAACGCAGATAATAAAGAACACATGATCATTGAACTTGGTGATCTGATGTGGTATGTTGCTCAAGCATGTATGGCACTTGAAGTTTCTCTTGATGAAGTAGTTGCACGTAATGTCAAGAAACTTGAGAAACGTTATCCTGGCGGCCAGTTTGATGTTTACTACTCTGAGAATCGTGAGGAGGGAGACCTATGAGTACTAAAGTAGTTCTTGAAATGAGTCTTGAAGAAGCTGGTATAGTTTTACTTTCTTTGATTGATTCTCAAAAAGGTTATACTGATGGGCCTGCAATTCCAGAAAGGATTTTCAATCTTCGTGAAGTGATTACCAATCTTGATGCAGCAATGGAAGACGCAGTAAACAACAAATAATTTAAGACCCTTCCATAAATATTTGGAAGGGTTTTTTAATACTTATGGCGGGTAAACTAAACGAAGGGGATGTGATGGAGGGTATATTTGCCATCTGTCTTGCAGACTTATTCGCTCATAATAATATCGATAAAGGTAGGGTGAATAGAATCAGAAGAAGAATAGATCCGGAACTTTTTCGTGATGGTAGATTCTCTGAAGAGGTGTGGAGAGTGAAAGATGGAAGTCCAAAGGACAATGTTGGGGTAACTTTAAATATGAGATTAAAATATAATTCGACAAATATGGCTTTTGGTTCTAATTATGAACCATTATATAAGTCAAGTAGTGATATTGGAAATTTGGATAAAAAAATAGGAACTCTCATATCATATACAAACACATATTACAGGAGTATGCTTCAACGAGTTAAGGATTCTTATTTGAAAAATAATCAATCCGATGAAGTTTTAATTGTAGTTGATGCTGATGGAATTGCTGGAGAGTCTTCAGGTGGTAATATAAAAGGAGACCTACAAGTTCGTGTAACAATTAATGGCGAACAACAAATGAACCAGACAATGAATTTTTCTTTGAAATCTGGAAGTAAAACACTCGCCAATTTAAGTCCTTATAATGGAATGATGGATGTTCTTTCTAGATTTGGAGTTAGTCTCAATTCTGCCAATGATACAATGTTTAGAAAAGTTTTGGGAGAAGAATTGGCCCAAGCTAGAACTCCTGCTGAGAAAAGAATGAAAGTTGACTTAATTAATCAACTTTACGATCTTACTTTATCTGAATTAAAATCTGGTGCCGGCACACCTCAATTTACTAACGCGGCATTTCAATTATTCAAAGATGTTACTTTTGGAGATGATCTGGCAAATGTGGTTGATATTGACAAAAACAAAATTAAAGAAATTACAGTAGAACATATAAATCAACTTCAAGAATCTACAACTGGATTTACTGTTGTCCCTACAGGTAAGGGGGCTGCTAAAACTCTAAAATTTAAAATGGTTCCTGGTGGTAAAGAGTTATTTCAATTGAGGTTTAAGAAAAGAGTTATTGGTGCTGGAGAAGATTTTCAAATTAAAGAACTGAAGTTTTATGTTGAAGCTGGCACTGGTGCCTACGCACCGAAACTATAAATACTTAAAGGTTAAGGATCCCTAACTAAATTAATAATGAAAAAGTTTACACAATTCTTCACCGAAGCCAGAGAAACCTCTGCATCCGCCGAAGCCAAGAGACTTGGTTTAACTGGAGATGGCCATGGTGGATGGTATGATAAACAAGGTGAATTTGTTGCCAAGACTGTGAAGGGAAAACTTCAGTTCTTTGGTAATAATGATGTTGCTGGAGGAAAGGATTCTCCAAGACAACCAACTGAAAGAACAGTTGAACCACCTGTTGCACAAGAACCACAACCTGTTGCACAAGAACCAGTACAACAAGTTTCTGTACAACAGGAAGTTCCACCAGAACAACAACCTGCACCAGAACAGGTTCCTGCAGAAATGCCAGTTCCAGAAACACCTGGAGTTGTTGTAGTATTCGGTAGATTTAATCCACCAACAATTGGACACCAAAAACTTCTTGATCGTGCTGCAAAGGAAGCCGATAAGAGAGGTTATGAACTAAGAATTTATCCATCTCGTTCACAGGATGCGAAGAAGAATCCTTTGACACCAGATATGAAGATTTCATATATGCGTCAGATGTTCCCAGATTATGCGGATAATATTATTGATGATAAGGGATCTAAGACTATCTTCAATGTACTGACTGGCGCAAATGAAGAGGGTCATACTAATATGATTATCATGGTTGGTGCCGATAGACTTGGCGAATTCCAAGGTTTAAGTCATAAGTATAATGGTGAACTTTATAACTATGATCAACTTGAAGTAGTTTCTGCTGGTGATAGAGATCCAGATTCCGATGATGTAACTGGAATGTCTGCATCTAAGTTGCGTCTTGCGGCTGCAGAAGGAGATTTTGTTAAGTTCGCTAAGGGAGTTCCAGATACCATGGGTAATATGGAAAAGTTGGAACTATTCAATGTTCTCCGTAGATCTATGAATGTTAGTGAAGAGACTGAGGTTTGGGAAGTTGCTCCTAAACTTGATGAAGAAGGTATGAGAGATGCATATCTTGTAGATCACATTTATGAGGTTGGTAATATTGTTGAAAATATGAATACTGGATTGACTGGAGAAGTCATCCGCAGAGGAACAAATTATGTCATTTGTGTAACTGAAGATGGTGTAATGTTCAAGTCTTGGTTGAAGGATCTTGTTGAGAATCCTCATGAGATTGGTACTGATGAGTATAGAGAATATGTTCAATCATTAACTCCTGGACAAGAAGTTACAAGTTACACTGGAGTTAAGATCGCTTCCATCTACGACAGATTTAGACAGGGTAAGAAAAAGAATAAATAAATCTAGCAGTATTTCTACAAAATAAATGGCTAGTTGGGAAGAATTTTCGCGTATTGTTGCAGAAGCTAAAGCATCTAAAAAATTAGATCCAGTCGGTCAGGAAGATGACGATGTGGATAATGATGGTGATTCGGATTCTTCAGATTCTTATTTGAAGAAGAGAAGAGCTACTGTTGGTGCAGCGATTGCTGCCGACAAAAAGAAGAAAGTTTCGGAAGCACTAGATCCAGTAGGACAGGAAGATAAGGATATTGATAACGACGGAGATCACGATAAATCTGATAAGTATCTTCTAAATCGTAGAAAAGTTAGAGCTAAAGTCATTCCTCCTCAGGAAAGACTGAAGACTGATAGAGATATGTTCAATATTCCTAAGTCTGAACAAGAAGCTGCTCGTGAGAGAATTCTTGCGAAGGCAAAGGCAAAGAGAATGAAGGAAGAAGTAGAACAGATTGACGAAATTGCTCCACTTGCAGTTGGTGCTCTAGCAGCAGGTGCTCTCGCTGCTCCAGCTCTTGCAAAAAAATTCTTAAAACCAGCAGCAGATAAAGCACTTGATAATGCATCAAAAAATCCAAATCGCCGTCTTATGACTGGTGGAACCGTTGGAGATCTCAACAAGGCTAGAGGTATTTCTAATTCTTACCAACCAGAAGGTGAAATGGTTGATGAGAATAAGGAACATGATCGTGAGATGAGAAAGGCTGCTGCAAGAGAAAGAGCAGAAGAGAAGAGAGAAAAGAAAGAGGGTGGTAAGAAGTCCGCTAAGTCTCCTGGAAGACTAGGTAAGTCTGCAGGAAGTTCCTATGCAGATTATCAAGAGGTTTCTATTAAGGCTCATGATAAGGCAACCAAAGGGAAGT